CGTCCATTTCTTCAATGAATTGAACGATTTCAGCTTCCATTAGTTTGATGTAAGTGTCATCCCTTGGGACTCGCTTAATAAACAATTGAAGTTCCTCTGGCAGACGGTTGTCAAAAGACACAAAGTCACACCATTTCCGACCCGTAGATGCAAGTTGAAATTGCATTTGGGTATAGTATTTTGTTGGCACAGTTTCAGACAAAAGTGTGTCAATGTGCGTGGCCGTGTTAGGGCATTTGATTTCTATTAACCCATCTTCCCCAACAAGCCCATCAGGTGATGCACCAGCCATTAAAATTTGTGGGTGAGGTATAAACCCCACTTCATCAACTAAAACGTCTTTAAGGGCTTCATAAGCGGCTCTGGCCAAAGGCTCTGTTTCTGTGCCATGTTGCATAGCAGCGTTAGTAAAACTTTCAGCCTTTTGGTTAGTCAGGCGTTCACAAATAAGTTGAGCCATGTAATTGTCTCGACTTGATGAGTACCCTGTCTTTGTCTTGGCAATGATGTCGGCCACACGGGATGCGGTGACTTTGCCAACCCGTGCTGCAAACCATTCGTCTGTGCCTTGCTCAATCATTATTTCTCTCCTTTATGTCATAAAACCAATCATCACCCGCAGACCACTTGCGTGTTCCGTCTACACTCCACATAGACCGTGCGGCCTGAAAGTCAGGAAATTTTGTCTCAGCAGGGATAAGACTTTGGTCATACCACAGGCATCGATTGTTTGGCTGGCAAGCAAACTGGCCATTGTCCAAAGCAATCCAGTTAAAAGACTTGTGTTCCTCGGCCTGCTCAGTAAACCCTGTGTCTACATCCATGCCATCAGCACAAAAATCCACAGTGAACAAATAGCGCCCAAAGTGCCACTCTTTGTTTTTGCCTAAAAACTTCACCTCAAGGTTACGCAAGCCAATCTTTTCAATGATGGTGAAGCGATAGCCCATGCAGTCCCAAAGCTGAAGCGTGTCAACCGGCAGATCGCCATGTTCTATCTGCCAAACATAAGCATGAATCGGCAGTTTGTCGTACAAAGCGCCATAGGCAGGCAGTAATGATTCAATGCGAAACACTTGGCCACGCAATGCTTTTAGACTTACCCAGACCGCAGGCTCAAATTCGCCATGACCCTTTTGAAAGTTGTAAAGAAATTCTTTACGAACAAAACATTTAAGGGGTGGTAGTGATGCAACGATGTAACTCATGTGTTGAGTTCCTTGAGTTTGGCTTCAATGGCTCGGACAAAACTTCCAGTGTTATGTGTACCTCTAACAATTTCTGAAATATCCTTATCCGTCAGCCCTACCCATGTGCGCTGTGGTGGGGTGGTGTATAGAGAGAAAAATAGATATTTGTCTGCGGGTTTTGTAAATGTAAGGGACGGAAATTTCTTATGTTCCCAAACCAACCACGCTATAGGCTCAACCTTTTCTTCTAGTGCGGCTTCAACAGCAATAATGGCTTTTTCATTTAATTGGTAATGCCCTTGTTCTTTTGCTTCAAAATTTCCAGCGTCACCAGATTCAGCCAAATATTTCCATGCATAGTTGTTCACTACCATCGCCCTTAATGCAATGCGTAATGCTTCGTCTTTAGTCATAGTTTTGCCTTGGCTTCATCTTTGGCTGCAATGACTTTCATTTGCCAGGCTTTGTCACCATCACAGGCGGCATAGGCTATTTTGTAGGCCAGCTTTAATTCGTCTTGTGTAGTTGCGTTGTGGATGGCCAAGAACAGGTCTGTCATCGTGTTTGGGTCAATGTTTGACTCAGGTTCAGCGCCATCAGGCAAATCATCACCAGCGTAGATGTATAAACCAAGGCCATGCAAGCTGAGTGCTTTGGTCATGCAGCGCATGATTGATGTGTTAACTTGGAAAGCATCAGGGTTTTGAATGGCTTTATTGCGGTGATCCATCACGGGTAGCTGGCATGTCATTGGTTTATCAAACATGGTGACTGTCACCCAGACCATTGCTGTGCCATTGATGTCCATGTAGCATTTGTCGTTAAACATTTCTACTTTAAATGTGGCTTTTGGATCGGCTTTAAGTGCTTCTGCCCATGCCCAAGCCCATGACAGATAAGTCAAATTGGCTTTCTTCTCTGTGTGGTCGTTGACGTTAAGCGTCAAAAGATGTGCAACTGTCATGATTCAATCCTTTCAATGTTTTTAGCAATTAACCATTTATCACCAAGTCTTCGAACAGAGCGCACCCACTGGCGCTGATATGAACGTATAACTTCAGATGGTGCGTCATATTGTGAAAATATGCGCCTTACTTTTTTTAGGTAACGTGTGTTCATGCTTTGCCTTTCGTGCCCCACATGAGGCGTTTGTATGCTTTGGTTAGCAATGTTGTTTTGATCCATATCCGAATAATTTCTGGGACATCGAGCTTAACTACTTGCCTGTTGTGATCCCACACCACAATGGGCTTATTCTCTAATTGGAAGTGAGACAGAATAAGGCTTGTAGATTTAGTTAATTGGCTTTGGTAGCCCGTTAACAGTGTTCCCATGCTTGCGCCCCATTTGCGACGCTCTAGGAACTCATCATGGCTGTCCAAAGACTTCTGGCATAACCGTGCCCATTCTTCAGTCTGAAAAGGGTACGAGATACGCTCATCGCCAATCTCTTTGAAGACAACAAAGCCAGTGTCTGTTTTTGAAAGCAACCAGCTAGTCATGCTTCTCTCGCTTTCAGCATATCGTCCGCTTGTTTGTATGCGTAGTCTGCAATACTTCGTGATAGAAGTTTCCAGTCGGCAACATTCATCATCGCACTTTGCATAGCCTTAGCCGCAAAGTAATCACGAATAGTTAACCCATGCTCGCCTTCTGCCAAGTCGTAGTGCATAGCGGGAAATGCTGGTAAAGTTTTTATGTTCAGCCCCTATAAGCTAACAAAACACCCCAACCACCAAAGATGATGATGGCCAATGTCCACTCAACAAGAGTTTGAATAATCTTATGTTTCATACGGACTCCAAAGCGTAGTTAAGTTTGGCTTCGTCCATCAAACGCTTGTATTCGTCTTGTGGAATGTCATAAGTAATGTCTTTACCTTGGCCATCAAACACAAAGACATCAAAGACTTCAGCGTAGTTGGGTGCGTATGGGTAGTTGGTTTCTTCAGGTAAATAGTCATAACCAACGGTCACAACTTCTACTGTTTCACCATTGTCGTAAGACACGACATTTTCAAATTGGTATTGCAGATTGTGTTTCATAAGTTTCCTAAAAAGACCCCATGCGAATTGCTAGGGCATGGGCTGAATTATAGGCTAGCCTATTGCCATGTCAAATATTATTTATAAGGACTTTCCCTAATGTTGCTTTTTTGCACACTGTTATAATCTCGCCTATGGACAAACACAAGTTTATTGCATTAGCAGGCTCACAAAGTGAGCTAGCCAGGATATTGGGTATCAAACAACCATCTGTATCTCAATGGAAAACTGTGCCTCAAGCAAGAGTTTGGCAATTAAAGTTATTGCGGCCTGAATGGTTCGTAGAGTAAAATTGTTTGAAACACGGCTAGGTTGGGAGTTGCTACCCAACCGAAAAGCGTACTCCCCGCCTGCCGCTTGTTTCTTTTTGGGAGTTTTGCGGAGATGCAGTAATGCACTATTACCAATTTAATATTTCCGACTATCGGTCGGCAACGGTTCATCTTTCAAATGATGAAGATTTGGCATATCGACGCTTGCTTGATATGTATTACGACAGTGAAAACAAAATACCCTTGGATACCCAGTGGGTTGCGAGGCGTTTGCGGTTGGATACCAAAACGGTTGAAACCGTACTTAGTGATATGTTTGTTAGGCATGAAGACGGTTGGTTTAATGCTCGATGCCAAGATGTTATTCAGCAATATCATGCAATGGCAGAGAAAAACAGAGCTAATGGACGGCTAGGCGGTAGGAAAAAGAACCCAACTGCTAACCCATTGGGTAACGACTCGCAACCCATCGTTAAGGCAACTATAAACCAAGAACTAGAAACTATAAACCATAAACCAAAGAGAGAAAAAGCAACTATCGTTGCCCGTCCATTAGATGTTGATCAACAGATTTGGGATGATTTCATTGCTATCAGAAACAAAGTTAAAAAACCTTTTACTGAAACCGCTTTAAAAATTATTCAGCGTGAATCACAAAAAGCAGGATTAACTTTAGAGCAAGCCCTAGAAACTTGTTGCGCTCGTGGTTGGCAGGGATTTGAAGCCTCATGGGTTCAAAAAGACAGTGACCTAACCAAAACTGGTCAGCGCAACGCTAATGTTTTGTCAGGTTTAACCCGTGGCTTACTTGGAGGGCAGAGCAATGTCAAATTACTCGGAAACTGATTTTTGCCAAAAAGAAGAGGGTTTGGATTACATCTTTGGGCGCATGAGTGCAATTTATGGCGCTGCTTTTCTCAGGCATTGGGAAGGCGTTGACCATGAGTTAATTCGGCAAGAATGGGCAAACCAGTTGGGAAGATTCCTGACTTACAGGCCAAGCATGGATTATGCAATTGCTCATTTGAATGAGGAATTTGTGCCAAGTGCCATTAAATTCAGAAATTTATGCAATCAAGGCCCAACAATTCCTGTCAAACCAATAGAAACGATTTTGATTGAGCGCAAGATGACGATACATGAGCAGATCGAAAGCGACAGGATCAAAGCTGAAGCCCTAGCTAAACTGGCCGAATTAAGAAAAAATTATGGATGGAGAAAATGAATGAGTTGGCTCTTTTCGCAGGCGCTGGTGGAGGAATACTTGGGGGACATCTCCTCGGATGGCGAACAGTCTGCGCCGTTGAATGGGAACCGTACCCAGCTAGCGTACTGTGCGCCAGACAAAATGACGGTTTTCTCCCGCCTTTCCCGATTTGGGATGACGTACAAACCTTTGACGGACACCCATGGCGAGGAATTGTTGATGTCGTATCTGGAGGATTTCCTTGTACCGACATCTCAGCCGCAGGAAAAGGCGCAGGAATTGATGGAGAAGCCTCAGGAATGTGGAGAGAAATGGCGAGGATCATTTGCGAAGTTCAACCCAAATTCGTGTTCGTGGAAAACTCACCAATACTTACTTCTAGGGGACTTGGACGAGTTCTCGGAGACCTGGCCAAAATGGGGTTTGATGCGAAATGGGGAGTGTTGGGTGCAGACTGCATTGGACTACCCCATCGGAGAGAACGAATTTGGGTGTTGGCTACCAACTCCTGTCTCAAGCATGTGGAAAGGTGCAGCAAAAAAGAGATATTGGGGAAGCCAAGAATACAAAGCGAGTTACACGACGGAGTGGCTAAGAACGAGCAAGGATTGCGCTCAATACTATCACCCGGATTATGCAGAACTCATAATGGACTTCCCGGACAAGTGGACAGAATTAAAGCCATTGGAAATGCACAAGTTCCAAGAGTGGCAGCAACAGCCTGGAGAATTTTAAATGAACAAAATTGAATTTGGCGATTGTCGTGAAACAATGCGTAAGTGGGCTAAACAAGGCATTAAAGCCCAGACTTGTGTGACAAGCCCTCCATATTATGGTTTGCGAGACTATGGGCATGATGGGCAGATCGGCCTTGAGGAAACCCCTGAGGAGTACATCAAAGCAATGGTTGAGGTATTCCGTTGTGTATGGGATGTCCTCGAAGATGATGGGACTATATGGGTAAACATTGGTGACAGCTATGCTTCAACTGGTGGAAGGCAAGTTGAACAAACAGTTAGGAAATCTGGAGACTATGTAAATTCTGGTCAAAAAGGCAGCGATGGTGTTGGTACTTCAAGAAAGCCACCAGAAGGAATTAAATCAAAAGACCTTATTGGAATACCTTGGATGCTTGCATTTGCTTTGAGAGCAGATGGATGGTATCTGCGACAAGACATTATTTGGCACAAGCCAAACCCTATGCCAGAGAGTGTGCAAGATCGTTGCACCAAGGCGCATGAGTACATTTTTTTGTTGAGTAAGTCGCAAAAATACTATTACGACATTGATTCTATTAAAGAAGAATTAAAAGAAGAAAGCATTGTAAGAAATCAATCAGGGTGGAATGGAAACGAAGATAGAGATTATGTAAATGGCAAACAAAACAACATGAGTAAATATCTTGGTTCAGATAAAGCAAAAAATGAAACTCATAGAAATCGTAGAAGTGTATGGTCAGTCAACACCAAACCTTATGCGGGCGCTCATTTTGCTGTATTTCCACAAGAATTGATTCAACCATGCATCCTTGCTGGCGCACCATTGGGTGGTATTGTTCTCGATCCATTTATGGGTAGCGGCACTACTGCCCAAGTTGCCCAAGACCTTGGCCGGCAATACATTGGTTGCGAATTAAATCCAATTTATGAAAAACTACAAAAGAAACGCACAGCACAAACATCATTGGGGTTTGCATGAACTTCAACTGGCCAACAAATGACTCCGAAAGAATTAGAACACTTCAAGGACTGCGAAGCCCGCGAGTGGACGAGGCGGTACATGGCCAAGAAACAGACGATTGGCTCAAAGAAAGCGTTGCTTTGGTGGCAAGGAGTCTTATTGGACATGCAGCGAATCAGAGGCGAGTCCGCTACTTTGGATTTGAGACAACGCATGAACAGGATTCAAAATGAGAAGAGCAGCAAGGGTTGACGCAAACCAAGACCAAATCGTGTCAGCTTTGCGAGCCGCCGGCGCTTATGTCTGGATTATTGGCCTACCAGTTGACCTTTTAGTGGGTTTTAAAGGTCACACATTCTTGGTAGAGATCAAAACGGACTCTAGAAAGCGTTTAACGGCCTTACAAGCCGATTTTTTTGAAAGTTGGACTGGGAGTACCTTGGCGAGAATAGATTGCCCAGAAGCCGCTTTACGCATGATTGGAGTAGTCAAATGAAAGCCCCTTACAAAGCCATTGAGTTTATTTTGGAGCAATCCCAAGCATTTGCTGTTGCTAAATCACAACGGATTTATTTAGAGGAATATCGCAAGACAAAGAAGGCATTACTGATGAAGGAAGCAATGACAAAGGGCTTTGATTCTGCTGTATCTCAAGAAAGGGAGGCTTATGCACACCCTGAATATCAGGAATTGTTACAGGGACTGGCTGCGGCCATTGAGCAGGAAGAGACACTGTTGTGGAAATTAAGGGCGGCTCAGATGAAGACGGATATATGGCGATCAGAGCAGGCGAGTGAGCGTTTAGGCATAAAAACAACGGAGTAATTATGATGTGTCCACGATGTGGTTCTGAGAATTTAAAGGTCTTGGACACCCGATCAGCGCCTGAATTTGTCACAAGAA